GCTGAACAGTTGCGTGGCATCAACAAAGAAAACGCTGTCAAAGCAATGGAAGAGCTGCTCAAGCGTAAAGCTGGGCAACCTTGATACACAGGAGAACCAGTAATGTCCGCACTCTCAATCAGACCGCTCTACCCAGCATTTGCTGGCGCTGACGGCCAGCCGCTGGACGATGGCTATATTTGGATCGGCACAGCCAACCTAAGCCCCCAGGTTAACCAGATTGCGGTCTACTGGGATTCCTCCCTGGCCATCCCTGCTGTCCAGCCCATCCGCACCTCGGGCGGTTATCCGGTCTACCAGGGCACGCCAACACGCTTCTACACCATTACTGATTACAGCATCCAGGTACTCGATGCCAAGGGCAGCGTGGTCTACACCTCGCTGAACGACAATGCTTTCAGCGGCGGCTCTGTGGTAAGCAATGCCACTGGCGATGGCGTGCAGACAATTTTTCCCGTGTCGTCTGGGCCATCGGCTATTTTTATCAATGGCGTGTATCAGAATCAGAACACCTACACGTTTGCTGGCGGTAATGTGACGTTTACCGAAGCCCCGCCTGACACTTCAATCATTGAATTTGTGTTCTAAGGAGAACCAGAATGTTAAAAACAGTTATCAATATTATCAACGTCAGTCAGATTACAGGCGTCTTGCCCGTTGCTAACGGCGGTACAGGCGTTACGACCATCCCCGCATTTAGTGCTTCATTGTCAACAAATCAAACTGTCACTGCTTCAACAACTACCAAGTTGACATTTAACACAGAACAATTTGATACAAACTCAAATTACGATAACACTACCAACTATCGTTTTACACCCACTGTGGCTGGCTACTATCAAATTAATGTTGCGTTGGATTTGGCTGATGCAGGTGTTGGAACGCAAGATGTGCTTTTAAGACTTTACAAAAATGGGGCGCAATATCTTGCGCCTATTAGACGGCAAACTGGTGCGGGTTCTGAAGTTGGTATAACTCTTCCACAACTAGTTAGCATGAATGGCTCTACGGATTATCTTGAAGTCTATCTACAAGTTGTAGCGGCTACTAATTGCATTGTATATTCAGCTAGTAATTTCTCGGGTTCATTAGTAAGGGGTGCATAATGTTATACGAACAAATCAAAAGAATTTATCCTGAGTTAACAATTAAGGATTTTGCGCCAGAAGGGACAATTGCCCTTCAAAATGATAGTGACGGCAAAGGTGACTACATTAAAGAATGGAATCACCTTACTTTGGTTAAACCAACAGACAAACAGTTGCAAGGTTAAAGGAATAATATGTCTTTAACAAAAGTAAGTTATTCAATGATTGAGGGTGCGCCAGTTAACGTAGTTGACTACGGCGCAAGCACATCTGAAACTGCCGCAAATAACACTGCTGCATTTAATGCGGCTAAAGCGGCTTCTGGCTCTTACACTGTTGCGGATCAAACTGTTTTTAAGCCTGTTTATGTGCCGCCTGGCACTTATGCAATTAGTGGCACTGTTGTTGGAAATTTTTTTACAGAAGGCATTGTGGGCATTACTGGCGGCGCGGTTCAATACATTGTTTCTAATGGCGTTGGATCAAGCCAAACAAATACGATTTACGGCCCAGGCGCTATGCCTGGCGCTACTCCTACTGGTGGGGATGCTGGCCTTTACAATTCCGCTTTTGGCAATGAAGCCCTTGTTTTTAACACGACAGGCTATCGCAACACGGGCGTGGGATATGCTGCCTTAAGAAACACGGCAACCAATTATTCCAATACTGGCATTGGATTTACTGCTGGTTATTCTTTATCAAATGTTGCCGCTGCTGGCAATACGGCAATTGGCGCAAGGGCGCTTTACGCATCCCAAGATGGGTATTTCAACACAGCCGTTGGAAGTGACTCTTTGCAAGGAACTCTTGGAGGCTTTCAAAATACGGGCTGTGGCAAGAATACTTTGTACACCAACACAACAGGCGATAACAATTCCGCTTTTGGAATGAACGCACTTTATGCGGCCACTACTTCTGAAAACAATACGGCGCTCGGTGCATACGCACTATTTAACGCCACTACTGGTTATGCAAACACATCATCAGGCTTCCAGTCTTTATACCTAAATCAAACTGGATTTGACAATGCGGCTTATGGTGCATTGTCTTTGTATAACGCATTAAGCAGTAACAACACGGCAATTGGTAGATCGTCTGGCTTCAATGTCACAACCGGCGCTGGAAACGTAATTTTAGGAACATTGACCGCAGCCGGTAATAACGCCCCTGTTTTTAGCGTAACAACTGAAGACAATCGTGTTGTTGTTGGATCAACTGCTGTTACAAATGCCTACATTCAAGTGGCATGGACTGTGGTTTCTGATGAACGCGATAAGACTGATGTTAAAGATTCACCCTATGGTTTGTCTTTTGTCCAATCTTTACGCCCTGTCGTATATAAACGCGATGACCGTGATAGGTACAAAGAAACAGACACTGACGGAAACATTGCGGAATTTTCAAAAGATGGTTCTCGCAAAGATCAAAAATATACGTTGGGATTTATTGCCCAAGAGATCATTTTGGCAGAAAAAGCAGCAGGGGCTGAAGACAGGAAATTTTTGATTGCTGATGATGAAATGGCTGACAAATTAAAGATTACGGAAACAAAAATTATTCCTGCTTTAGTTAAAGCCATCCAAGAACTAAAAGCTGAATTTGATGCGTATAAATCATCACACCCGTAAAGAAATATCATATTAGAAAACACGATCCGCTGAATAACCTTGAAAGACAAACATGGCTAACAATTCACAAATTGCATTCTCACCACTTGGCAAAACCATTGTGGTGGCAGCAACCACATCAGCACCTACTGGCATCCAAGCGCCCGTCTACGAGAAGTTTGACCCGCAGAATGCTGGCCAGTATCGCTTCATCAACGCAGGCACCACGACCGTGTTTTTGGGCACTGCAATGGGCGCAGCAGAGGCTACAGCAGCGGCTGTGGCACCGACTGCTGGCAACCCAACTGGAGCCATCGTGCTGGTTCCTGGTGCCGTAGAGATTCTGCGTTTCAACGCAAACACCTACTTCAGCGGTCTATCCAGCGCAGCGGCCACTGTCTACATCACGCCAGGCCAAGGTCTTTGAAATGTCTGGCGAGAAGATGATCAGCGAGACTGAGGCCAAATTGTCTACTCACGAAGCCATCTGCGCCCAGCGCTACGAGGGCATTCAGAGAAGTTTTGAAAATGGCTCAAAGCGCATGAAGACAATCGAGGTATTGCTGTACATCACAATTGCTGCAGTGCTGTTCGGACCAGGGGTTGCTGGCGAGTTTGCCAAGAAATTGCTGGGGTTGTAGTGTGGAATTTCTGGAGGCATTGGCAAAGGGCTGGCCCATGCTGCTGGCGCTCATAACGCTGATTATTGTGCTTGCGAAGATGGATATTAAGATTGCCGTGTTGGAAGAAAAGGTCAAGAGCCTGTTTGAAATTTTTAATAGGAAAGACAAATGATTGACGTCACCAAAGCCATTGGAGCAGTTGCAGCCAGCATTGCAGCTATTGGCGGCGGTTACACCCTTGCCGACAAGTTTGGGTGGTTTGACAGGGCCATCCTTGAGTGGGCGCCAGAGCACTTCAAAATCACAGCAACTGCTGGACAACCTATCAATGTGACAGTTGCCCGTATCAAAAAACGTGATGACTGCTCAGTGGAAAGTTTTACCCCAAGCATCCGTGACGCATCGGGCATGGTGCATGAGGCCACTACCACGGCAAGTAAGTTCAGCGGCCCAGCAGGGCCACAGATTGATACTTTCACGTACCAGCTCACCATGGTGCAAAAAGAAAAGATTGCACCCGGCACAGCCACACTGCTGGCAACGATCAAGTACAAATGCCCCGAGGGTGAACGTGTCGTTCAGTATCCTCGCCATGCAAATCTAAGTTTTGACCTGAAGGGCTAATCATGCTGACCCTACTTTCAACCCTGATCTCCTTCCTTGCTGGTGGTTTGCCCAAGCTGCTTGGTTTCTTCCAGGACAAGGCCGACAAGAAGCATGAGATGGCAATGGCTCAGTTGCAGATTGAGCGCGAGCTTGAGCTACGCAAAGTTGGCTTTGAAGCCCAGCAGCGGGTGGAGGAGATCAAGGTTGAGGGCCAGGCCATTGAAGCAGAGGCATCAGAACGTGCTGCACTGTACGCTCACGATATAGCCATAGGACAGGGGGCATCACAGTGGATGGTCAACCTGCGCTCCGGTGTCAGGCCGGTGCTGACCTACGGTTTCTTCCTGTTGTTTGCCTTCGTGGAAATCGGCGGGTTTGTCTACGCTTGGCATCGGGACATTGCCTTTGATGTGCTTATTGCCAAACTCTGGGACGCCGACACCCAGATCATCTTTGCCAGCATCATTAGTTTTCACTTCGGTGGCAGAGCATTCAAGGGTGGCAAGGATTGAAGGTTTCGGATCGCTGCAAAGAGATGATTAAGCACCATGAGGGTGTGCGATACAAGCCATACCGCTGCCCAGCGCGGCTCTGGACTGTAGGAGTTGGACATGTTTTATACCCGGATCAAGGTCGTTTACCTTTGGATCAGAGGGACGCTTTCCCGTTGGAGCCACATGACAACCGTACTTTTTCAAAAGACGAAGTAGATGGAACCCTTGCTTTTGATCTCCAGCGATTTGAAATTGGGGTCGCCAGACTTTTTCCTGTGGTGCTTACCGCAGGTCAAAACGATGCTCTTGTCAGCTTTGCTTTTAATCTGGGTCTGGGGGGCGTACAGCGAAGCACCCTCCGTTCAAAGATGCTTCGGGGCGAGACGCAAGAAGCTGCCGACGAATTCTTGAAGTTTACAAAGGGCGGAGGCAAGGTGCTGCCTGGCTTGGTCAAGCGCCGAAATGACGAACGGGCGCTGTTTCTGTCCTAAGCCTGTCGCCCAGGATACGGGCAGTCATCTGGCACAAACGCCAAGCAGTGGACGCCAGCATATTTGGTTGCGGTACGGGTCCACCTGTCGATGTAAACATCTGGCATCAGCGCCAAGCTGCGGCTGATTTGGGATGCGCCAACGTCGAGCGCAAAGGACAGCTCACTGGCAGTCATGCCATCAGGCGCTGCAGCCAGGGCGTCACGGATGCGTTTCGACAGTACGGTGATCGTCATTTATTCTTCTCCAACTCTCTAAGTTTGTCTGAGCGCAGCGGGTGTTTCATGTAACGCAGCGCTGTGCCTTCAATCTGCCTGATGCGATTCCCTGATAAATCAAACATTGCACCAATTTCATCTAGTGTGTATTCTTGCGTCAGGCCAATACCAAACCGCAAACACAACACCGCCTTCTGCCTCGGGGTAACGTCCTCCAAGACTGCTTCAATCAATCGAACAACGTCTTTCTTAGACAGCTCTTCCCCAGGGTCAACACACTCCCCTTCAAGGGGTACGCAAGGCAGCTCTGGCATATCTTCGTCACGCAGGTAACCGTGGGAGTAGTACGCTTGCTTGAGTTCTGCGCTTGCACCCACCAGAGTGCCGTAGGGAATAGTGCGGCCCCTGACTGCTCTGGTCATTTGTTGCGCTCCGCAGCAACGTAAAGGGGCATTGGCGGCACATCCACAACAGTTGGCGCAAAAATGCTGGTGGGCTTTGCCCAGTAAAACCCACTGTGCGGGTGGTAGTACGCCACAGGCTCTGGCTGTGCTGCGGGTGGGGTCTGCGCTTCGATGCACCAGCGTTTCCAATCAGCGGCATACGTACACAATGATTTGACCCGCTCTAGCAAAGTCAACTCTCGCGGCGGGCGTCCTTCTGGATAACCGTCCCGTGCGTTTCTGATAATCATTGACTCGTCTGCATCCAAAAGCAAATGAATTTCAACGCAAGTTTGGCAAGACTCTGGCTGTGGGGCGGCGTAGAGGGGGTATATTGTCCCAGCGATTGCATCTTGCGGCATATCATCAAATGTTAGGATGTCAACACTTGTGCCTCGCTGAACATAGCAATAGGAGTGAGGCTCCTGCTTTGGCTGCTCCAGTGCTTCGCGCAGGGCGGTGATGGCTTCGTCCCTCTGCAAAAGCATTGCCTGCGTTTTCATGCTTGGCAAATTCAACGCCTCCAGCGCCTGCTGCATTACTTTTCTGTTGGTCATGGTTGCTCCTTAAGTCCGTGGGCGGCAAAGTGGTCAGCCAACTCCCTTGCCTTGTGTTTGTCGATGCCCTCGCGGACTAGGGTAACGACAACCATGTCACGCCACTGACTCGGCTCTTGCTCTGGCTGTGCAAGGGCGGCTTTCAGAGCGTCGATAGAGGCGTAAACCTCATCCTCATAGTCTGCCAAAATCCAGCCGTGCGCGTTGCATCGCTCAATGCACTCCAGCGCCTGCTGCGCGGCTTGTCGTAGGTCAGTCATGCTTGGCTCCTGCGCTGCTCGGCGCTTGATTTCTGACTCAATTCGCTTGAATTCGTCATCTTCAGTAATCACGACATTCCCCAAATAAAACCAGCAATGCCGGCCAGAAAAGTAATGGTCATCAGCGCCAAGAAAATTATGGTCACCCAATGCATGACATCATCAATCATGCTGTAGTCGTCATCGTCATTCATAGCGCCACCTTCCGAGTCTTGAAACCTCTGTGTGTGTAGCACTGCACCGACCCATCCTCCAGCAGCTTCCAGCCAGCGTTCTCGCCGCACATCCGCTGAATCTTTTCCTCTGCCGTGTCCACCCTTGCTTCGTGCTCGCTGGGTCCGTCGAGCAGGTAAGCTGCCGACATAACCATAGCGATCAGCGCTGCTGCCACCCAGTTCATGCTTCCACCTCGAAGTCTTCAAAGGCTGCCATGGCCTCAATCTCAATGTCCTCAACCAGGCCAGCATCCAGCACCTCGCTGATGTCAATGCCTCCGACCAGGGCAAACTGCAGCTCACAGGTAGCAGGGTCGCCTTGGCAGTCTTCAGTCTCGCGCTCTTCTTTCTCAATCAAGGTGTAGCAGGTCATTACTAGACCACGCGATGTCTCAAACTCGGACTCAAACAGACCTTTGAGGTCTTCTCTTGTGGGCTTGTAGCCAGATGTCCAGATGGGAGTTTTCATGATGTTCTTTCTGGGGCCGTAGCCCCTGGGTTGATTTACAAGCCGTTTTCCCGTGCAAAATCTTCGTTCCAAGCCTGTTGCGCTGCTTCGTAGTCATAGTCTCTGTCGCCACAATCAAAACCTGCAAATCGATCTGCTGGGTTGTATGCTGCTTCGTACTCTGCTGCTTCAATTTGCTGTGTGTTCATGATGTTTTCCTTGGTGAGACCTTGCGAAATTGCGAGGGCTTAGGCAGGATTCTAAACATTGTTTCCCACAATTTCACACAATCCACAAACTATTTGTATAGGGACAAACCCTAGGTGCTTTCTCTGGCCAAGCTCTGTTTAAGGTAATGCAGGATTTGCGCGGCCAGCGTCCTGGTGTTGCGCTCGGCCATCTTGCGCAGCTCACGCTCAATGTCGGCAGGCAGCCGGACGGTCATGTAGCGGTCTTTGATTTTCTCAGTCATGGTGTGTTCCTTGTTTCAAAAAAGGCGCTGATCTTTGATTTGGCATCCTCAGCACCCTTGCACACTATAGCACGATATCCCACACTCTCAAGGTATTGCATCATGGCTTTCTGCTCAGGACTGAGGGCACCTCCCTTAACCCTCTTCATCTCGATCCACAGCCCCTTGGCTGGCACGAAAAGATCAGGGATGCCTGGTACTACACCTTCGGCCTTCAAACGGCCTGCAGAGGCTTTTGACCTGCTGCCGCCATTTGGGATAGCGAAGATGAGCACATCTGGATAGAACTGTCGAAACCAACGGACCAGCTCGCGCTGCTCTTCGTGTTCGGTCGGAATGCGGTCGGTGGTCAAAATGGCAGCTCCAATTCCCACTTATCGCAAACATCCACCTCAGCCGCAAAGTCTGCTGGCGGCTCTTGGAAGAACTCAACGCACAGGCCATCGGTGCCGTAGTGCTCGCAGGTGTGGCAGCACTTGGGTGGGCCTGCCTTGTCCCACTCACGCCATTGGATCAGGAACTCTGGTTCTGGTGGTCTAGTTTTCATTTTTATTTCTTTACTTCCAAGTTTGTTTGAGGATTCGGAAAAACTTGCCGTCCATTTTGTAATAAATGGTGTTGGGTGGGTTGCTGTTGCTCATCTGCACGCTGATGTAGTCCAGGCCAGGCTCACCCTGCAGGCGCGAGACCTGGGACAAATCAGCGCCAGAGCAATTGGCCAGGCGTGCAAGCGCCTGCATTGCCTTTTGACCCGCATACCCTTGGTGCAGGACAGGAAAATACTCGGTAATTGGTCTGTCGGCCAGGCTGCCGTAGTAGGTGCAGGACAGCATCAGTTTGCCACTGATCTGGCTTGTGTGGATGCGCCAGTTCCAGCTTGTGATCTCCAGGTCTTTGCCTTCCAACCCCATGATGTCGTCGTCGCGCAGCTCCAGCTTCTTGCGCTCACGTTCTGGGAATGGATGGCCACAGGAAGGGCAAATGTCTGCAGAGATATGGACCAGCTCGCCACAGTTATCGCAAACCTTCACGGGTGCCTCGCCATTGCCATCACCCCCCTTCTTGGGCGGCTGCACGTTGGTGATCGGCCCATGACTTGCCACTACGCCTGCAAAATCCAGCACCAGGCAGTGATCGATGTGCGACTTCACCCGCATGCCCCGGCCTGCCATCTGGACGTACAGGCTCGCGCTCATGGTCGGGCGCAGCATGGCAATCAGGTCAATGTCGGGGTAATCAAATCCTGTGGTCAGCACGTTGGCGTTGGTCAGCGCACGCAAGCGCCCAGCCTTAAAGTCGGCCAGCATTTGCTCGCGCTCCTTCTTTGGCGTCTCGCCTGTCACGCATTCGGCAGCCACCCCGTGCTGGCGCAGAACTTCGGCAATGTGCTGGGCGTGATTGACGCCCGTACAAAACAACAACCAGGCTTTGCGAAAACTAGCCAAGCCAATAATCTCTTGGACCACCTTTTGATTCTGATCGTCGGTGTCCACTGCAGCCTGCAGCTCGGACTCGATGTACTCGCCACCTCGCTTGTGGACGCCAGTCACATCCAGCTTGGCCTTGGTCACTTTTGATTTGAGCGTGGCCAGGTAGCCCTTGAAGATCAGCTCCTCGATGCTGACAGGCTCGATCAAGGCATCAAACAGAGCAGGCTTGTCGGTGATAAGCCCGTGGCCCAGGCGGTAAGGCGTGGCCGTCAACCCTATCACTCGGACACTTGGATTTGTACGATAGATGTTTGATAGCAGTGTCCGATAGCCACCTTCGTCCTTGTGGTTGACCAAGTGGCATTCGTCAATGATGACCAAATCAACGTAGCCTATTGCTTGGGCCTTGTCCCGCACCGACTGGATGCCAGCAAACGTAATCGGCTCGCCCAGATCACGCCTGCCAATGCCAGCGCTGTAGATGCCCATCGGTGCCCCTGGCCAGTGCTGGCGTATCTTCTCGGCGTTCTGTTGCAGAATTTCCTTCACGTGGGTGAGCATAAGTATTCTGGTTTCAGGCCAATTTTGTAAAGCGTCTTTGCACAAATACGCAATTACATGACTTTTGCCGGCTCCAGTGGGAAGCACCAAACAAGGATTTCCACTATTACCTGATTGAAACCATTCATAGACTGAATTAACAGCCCTTAACTGATATTCACGAAGTTGTTGCATTGTGTTTCTTAATATATTGTGATGCTTTTAAAAACAATGCTTCACTTTCTTTTAACAATCCAATTGCTTGATTGCATTTTTGACAAAGTAACCCCCTTACTTTTTTAGTTGAATGACAATGGTCAATGTGGTAACCTTTTTTAATTTCAACATTGCAAATTACACACTGGCAACTTTGCTTAATTAACATTTGCGCTACGTCAAATTCAGACAAACCATAAAGTTTTTGCACACGCGCCCATCGCGTTTTGTCTGTTCTTTTGGCTCTTGATTCAACATCGCAATCAATGCAATTGTTAGTTGTCACATATCGACGGTAATGCCCATGTGGACAAGCGGCATCAGCCAAATATTCCAAAGCGCCATCATCTATTGCTGCCAATGCAGACGCATGATTTACAGCAGATCGTTTGCTTGATCTACCACCTGAATTTATGGACGCCTTGCCACGCGCTTTAGCAATGCACTCAACGCAGTTACCAGACGATGCGTATCGTGGTGACAGATGCTCCTTCAAGCATCTTTTTCCGCTGAAATATAACGTCTGTCCAAGCTCTCTGGCCCGAAGGCCAGTAGCCGGAAGTTTTGAAAACTCTTGGTGAAATTCGTGTTTCTTTGCCATGATGTACTCACATTAAATAATGATCTATCATAACATCACCCCACCACCCTCCCATCCCACTTCTGCCGCACTTCAGCAATCAGCGGATCACCACTGGCACAGGCAGCAGCATTAGCCAGCAGTTCCTTGGAGCCATACACGCCCTCACCCGGCTCGCCATTGCCAATGCCCAGCCCGTCGATTTCATAAACTGCCACCCAGTCGCTTGGCCCCTCTAGGCGCTTCCACGGAACCAAGTCAGGGTGCAGGACATGGCTCTCGCAGCCGGTGCGCTGAGATTCAATCGGAATCACATCGTCCCATTTGGCGCAGTGCCAGGTGCTGTCCGACAGCGGCGTCACATGGGCGCAGGTGCGGCAGTTGACATGCTTTGTGGTCTTGGACTGGTGACAAAAGTCGTGAGCTGGGCAAAACTTGCACTGATACCAGCTCGGGTCCGCGCTGATCGGCTCTGGCATCCTGTCGGTCAGGGCAATGCGCTGGCCACGCTCGATGGCCTTGGTTGCCACTTCCTTGTCGTACTTGATGCGCTCGGTGTAGATGCGGTCATCATCTTTGCAGACGGTCAAGTACAAGGCGCGGTCGATCTGGGTGCCGGCCATGTAGACCTGCATCTGAACAAAGTGCTCAGGCTTGGACTTCTCCACGCCATTCTTTTCCAGGTCGTCAAATGCCTTCTTTGAGGCGGTCTTGAACTCGGCAATGTGCTTTGACTTAGGTGCCCCCGGCACGCCAGAATCAATGATGGCGTCGAGCGATCCACTGACATGGCTGCCAAAGTCCACCTTGAACTGGGCAGATACTTTGCGGACATCGAGGCCAATGGCACGCAGGTCGCTGATGATGTTGGTTTCTTCCTCATGGCCACGCCTAAACAGCCGCAGGATGCGCCCTGGGAAGGTCTGCTGCACAGCCCAGCGGAAGTTCAGCCACAGCCATCTGTCGCACACATGGCCCAGCGTGCTGGCCCCCAGGTGTGGGCGTGGCACCTCGGACTTCTCTTCATGATGCTTGTCGATCAGCGACTGGATGGTAATATCTGGTTCGGGAATCTTCATGGGTTCTCCTTTTTGCAGTGCCATTTTTATGCCCCAACCTTTCAACGGGTTGGGGCTTTCTTTCTTGCCTACTTCTTTTTCCAGGGCGCACCGAATGGTGTCTTGGCTGGAGCTGGCGTGGCAGGAATGACTGAGGCAGCAGGCGCTGCGCTGCCAGAGACCGATCTAAAGCCCTTGACCTCATTGCTGGCGCCGTACTTGGGGTCCTGCTTGATTGTCAATTTGATGCTGATCTGACCGCCGATCAGGTTGTCGGTATCAACCACCTTGGCCAGGCCAATGGCTCGCATAATGTCCCCCAGTTGCTGGCGACCGATCTCCTCGGCTTTGACATTCGGGTTTTTGATGTTCAAGTTCCCAAAGACGACACGACCTTGGTGGCTCGGTCCAGTGATGTCATACCGGCACTTGATGTACTGGCCATTGCCAGCGCCCGTGGTCTTGAGCTCGGCCTGTGTGATGGTCGCGGTGTACCAGCCGGCCGGCAGCGGCTCAAAGTTGCCATTGCTTTTCGGCAGTTCGTTGACGTTAATTTCTTCGTTTAAAAAAGCCATGATTATTCCTTGGTAATGATTTTGAAAGAGGCGCGGCCAGGCTTGGCCGTGATTGCGTCCGCAAGCGGTTTCGTAATAGATTCGTCTGTGGATCGCCAGACATCCATATTGATCTCAGGTTTCCAGCGGAACAGGGTGGCCAGGTGGTCTGACAGGCCAGCCTCTGCAGCCAGTGCCTGTAACTTGTCACCATCAACCTTGCGGTCGATGCGGCCCGAGATTTTGACCACAAAGCCATCTGGCTCGGCAGTCTCGGTGCCCTCAAAGTTGTCTGCAATGGCCAGCAGCTTAACCATCTGGTCCTCAACCTTGCGGCGCTCGGTGGTGGCTTTTCCTTCGTCGGTTTTGTGGCGCAGCCACTCTGCGCTCAAGGTTTGCATCTTGGTCATGCCATGCCACCGATCTTGGCAATGATGGCACCCAGGTCAGGCGCTTCCCAGGCTTCGAGCTTGCCGCTGCGGTCCTTGGCCAGCCAGAGGCCATCCGAGTCGCACATGAGGGCACGCTGGGTTATGCCTTCGGAATCGCGCTCAACGCGCAGGGCAAGCACTTCGTCGAAGAAGTATGGCAAGCCTTGGGTCAGGCTCTTGCCTGGCATCCCAGGGTTGTAGAGCATCTTTCCCATCTCATCAGTGGACTTCTCCAGCTTGGCCGACATGTAAACATGCTTGCCAGGCAGGTCACGAAAGGCGCGGATGAGTTCTGTCATTGTGGAATTCATTTCCCCGTAGGCTGCGCGGCCATCCTTGGACTTCTTCAGCTCATGGGACAGGACCACCTCGGCCACCTCCGAAATGCTGTCGAGCGCCACTGACTGAAAGCCAGCGGCCTCCTTGCTGTCTCGGCACCAGGCAAATGCCTCACGCAGATCGTCCATCGAAGTAATTTCGATGTAGGGCAGGTCAGCGTCCTGGATGCTTAACAGGCCACCCTCGGCGCTCAGCACGATCACATTGGGCAGCGTCTGCACCAGCGTGGTCTTGCCTGACCCCGCAGCGCCGTACACCAACACCTTCACTCCATTGGCGGTCAGACCGCCCGTTGACTTCAACTTGATAGCCATTTGGCTCTCCTTTTTGGCACCCACTTCAGGAAATCTGTTCTGGGTGTGGTTGCACTGTATCAGGTTTCCGTGTAAGATGTCAACAAATATTTTCAAAAAAGGTGGAAAAGATGAAAACTGAGGAAGCAATTGCCTATTACGGCAGCTTGAAAAAGCTGGCTGATGTGCTGGATGTGTGGCCGCAAGTGATCTACCAGTGGGGCGAAAAGCCTCCCATGTCTCGGCAGTACGAGCTGGAGGTGAAGACCGAAGGAACACTGAAGGCAGATCGCAATGACAACCAAAGCTGAAGCAGCACTGTTTTATGCGTCCTGGGGCTGGCATGTCCTGCCGGTCGTGCCCAATGGCAAGGTGCCTGCCACCCAGCATGGGGTGAAGGACGCCACCACTGATCTAGAGCAGATCACCCGCTGGTGGGCGCAGAACCCTGACTTCAATATCGGCATTGCTGCAGGTGAACGCTCAGGCATCGTCGTCTTTGACATTGACCCTCGCAATGGCGGCGACA